GTAATAATATGACTATATGTTAGTTAAAAAAAACACAAAAGAATATTTAAACGCATTTGCTAAATACATTATTCAGCAGTCAAGAAGTAATTTGTCTAAACAAAATAAAAACGTAGATAAAAAATTATACAATAGTTTAGATAAAGAAATAGAAGTAGGTGCTAATAGTTTTCGTTTAGCCTTTTTGATGGAAGATTACGGAACATTTCAAGATAAAGGAGTAAGCGGAACAAAAAAGAAATATAACACGCCATTTAGTTATAAAAGTAAAAAACCGCCATTAAAACCTATTACTGATTGGGTAAAGAAAAGACGTTTTCAATTTAGAAAAGATAACGGAAAATTTATGTCTTATCAATCAACAGCGTTTTTAGTTCGTAATGGTATTTTTAAAAATGGTATTAAACCAAGTTTATTTTTTACTAAACCATTTGAAAAAGCATTTGAACGTTTACCTGATGAATTAGTTGAAGCGTATGGTTTAGATGTAGAAAAATTTTTAGAATATACAATTAATAAGAAATGAAAAAGATAAACATAAGAAGTCCATATTTTATTGTAATAGATAAAGCAGGACAAACAACTTCTAAAATAGAAATATATTTGCGGAATAAAGGAAACCCTACTCCAACTATTCCGCAATATACTTTATCTAAAAAGGCTGTTAGCACAATGCAAACGTCTATGCATTATAATGTTTCTAATTACGCTAAAGAATATATAAAGCCTATTGCACCTAGTTTAGTAACAGTACCTACTGAGGAAGATTTTTATACTTGGTGTTATATGCAAGTTATAGGATATTCAGACGACGCTGCTGTTTTTGACAAAACTTTTATTTGTTTAAATGGTTTTAATAATTATAGCGGTGGTCACAACCAATACAAAGACAACGAAACAATTGAATTATTTAACAATGATATAAAAATATATCAAAATCAAATTAACTATTTAAATGTTTTTGTTGAAACATCACCAATAATATATAATGAAAATGAATATGATATAGATTGTCCAACTTTAATAAAATTACCATTAACAGAAAATGTAAATTATTATTCTGATAATTCAGGTTATTCTTTTGAAGTTATCGCAGAAGAACTATGCGAGCCAAAATATACACCAATGACTTGTTATTTCATAAATCGTTATGGTGGATGGCAACATATTACTTTCTTTAAGGCTAAAATAAATACGTTTGAAGGAAAGTCTGAAAGTTATAATCTTTTACCCAATTCAATTGATTACAATCCATTACAAGGGCAAAAAAGAGTATTCAATAACGATTTAAAACAAAAAATAAAATGTAATACAGGATTTGTACCTGAAAATTATTCTGAGCTAATTCAAGATTTAATGGTTAGTGAAGTGATATTATTAGACAACAAGCCTGTGAATATTGTTACAAGTTCATTTGAAGAAAAAACATCTTTAAAAGATAAGAATATTAATTATGAAATAGAGTTTGAATATAGTTATAATTTGATAAACGACGTTGTATAATGGAAGTAGCTCTATATATATTATCTGATAAATATGTTAATACTACTCCTGTAGAAATAGGGGAGGAAATTCCTGACATTGGTTTTGAGGGTTTCATAAAACAATATCAAAGGATTGAATTATTTAACGATGAGAAAATTAGTATTACAAGTTCAATACAAGACATTGCGGACATTTCAAAGTCTAAAACTGATTTTACTCAAAGTTTTACTATTCCAGCATCGCAAAGAAATAATGAAATTTTCAAACATTGGTACGAAAGCGCAATTGACGGAGGATTTGATCAACGTATAAAATACAAAGGTTATATAGAAATTGATACAGTTCCATTTCGTGAGGGTGGGTTCAGTTTGTCAAATGTTAAATTTAAAAACGGGAAGCCATTAAGTTATACTATTAACTTTTTTGGTAACGCTAAGAATATTAAAGACATTTTAAAAGAGGATAAATTAAGCAATTTAGATTTTAGTAGTTTAAATCATTCTTACACTAGCGGACAAGTTTATACAAGAATTACATCGTCTACTGCAGATGTTGCATATCCATTGTTTGCGCATGATAGGATTTACGAATATGGTGGTGGAGGTTCGAATGATGTAACGCATACATCAGGAGCTATACATTGGAATAGTTTGTTTCCTGCTATTAGTGTGGCTACTATTTTGCAAAAGATAAACGATAAATACGGTATATCTTTTACAGGTGCTTTTACTAACTACGTTCAATTTTCTAAATTGTGGATGTTGTTTAAAAATGCAGAAACGTTGTCTGTTCCAACAGCACCACTTAAAGTTAATTTTACAAGTAAGGATTCCTCTTTAAATAATACCGAGGTTAATTTAACAACGGATGAAATAGGATTATCTCATAATCTTGAAATAGTTATTAAGATAAAAATTACTCCAACTGATTTAGGTATTCCTTATGATGTTTTGATATACAAAAATGGAACTTTATTTAATTCTTTTACAAACCAAACAGGAGTAACTACAAATACTTTCTTTTCAGGTATTAGAAACACTCAAAACGCAAATGATAAATATATTATTTATGTTCAAGGTAGTTTGCCATTGACATTTACTAGTCAATTATTTTATAGAAAGTTACATTTTACAGGTGCTTTAGTAACTTACAACGCTTATGGAACAAGTCAAACAACAGTATCAAATATAATAAACATTGGTACTTATGCACCTGACTTAAAATTAGTTGATTTCATTTCAGGTTTAATAAAAACATTTAACTTAGTTGTAATTCCAACAGATGAATTGACTTTTGATTTAATACCGCTTGAATTATATTACAATAATGGCAAGTTTAATGATATATCTGAAAATATAATTACAGATGACTTTGAAATTAAAAAGACATCGATGTATAAAAACATTAATTTCAAATATCAAAAAAGCGAAAACATATTAAACACAAAATTCAATGAGTTATTTCAACCGCAAAGAGGGTTTGAGTATGGGAATTTAACGTACGAACAAATAGATAGTTTAGAAAGTAATACATTCACAGTTGATTTACCTTTTGAAAATCCATTATTTGAGCGTAAAAGCGATAGTAATTTTTTAACTGTAACGTTTAAAAACAAAGATTTGAATAATTACGTGCCTAAACCTTTGTTGATGTATGATAATGGTTTACAATCGTTAACAACTCCAATTAAATTATTTACAAGCTCAACAACAGACGTTAATAATTACAGACGTTTTTCAAATGAAATTAGCAACGGTGGTATAATTACATTGAATTGGGGAGAAGAAGTAAGTCCATGGTACTTAAACGCTGTTAGTAATGGTTTATACAAACGACATTATAGTAACTATTTAGGAAATGTTTTTGACATTAAAGGTAGATTGCTTAATGTAAAATGCAAATTCAATCCTGTTGAGTTAAAAAATATTCAATTAAATGATAGAATAGTAATTCGAGATAAAAGATATACTATTAATAAAATGAATTTTGACTTGACAACAGGCGAAGGAGATTTAGAATTATTAACAGATTATCGCGACGGTAATGTAGTAATAGGTAATAGATATTCTTTAGAACCTGTTTATTTAGTAGATAACACAGCGCAAGAAATCGAAGTATTGCTTTTATTATCGGATTGGGAAAAAATAATAATGGCGCCTTCAGATGAATCTTGGATAGGTTATACTATTACAAATTATTACGAAAATACGACTATAAATGTAAAAATAAGTGATAATCCTACATCAACTGAAAGAATAGGATATATTCAAGCGAAATGGGCATTAGAAGATGGAACAAGTGAAACAATTAAAATACCAATTATACAAGATGCTTAAATTAATTATTGAAATGCTACAAATCCAACAAATGGGTAGTAGTGAAAACATAGACATAGCAAAAGGTAAATATAAATTACCTGAAAATTTTAAAGAATTTAAAAACTCAGTAAAATGGCAATTACAAAAACGATAGAGATTGACGTTAACGAACTAAAAGCAGTAGGCGGTTTAGATAATTTAGATAAAGCACTTCAAAAAGTAGACAAATCGGCTCGTTCCGTTGATAAAACATTTGAAGAAGTCTACGGAGATTTACAACCGCTAACTACTCGAATGGGCGAAGCTGAGGATAGGCTTTACGAACTTGCTTTAGCGGGTCAAAGTGCTACTCAAGAATATCAGGATTTACTTCAAACAGTTGCTAACTATCGTAAAGTTCAAATTCAAACAGATATGGTTGTTGATGCTTCAGCAACTACATTTGATTCTAAATTAGGCGGTGCTTTACAGGGTGTTACGTCTGCGTTTGCAGGTGTTCAAGGTGCAATGGCTTTAACCGGTAATCAGTCAGAAGAACTTGAACAAGCTTTGCTTAAAGTTCAAGGAGCTATGGCATTAGCTGAAGGGGTGCGTGGTATTCGTGAGGGTGCTACTGCATTTAAAGCTATGGGAATGAGTGCTAAAATAGCACTTCAAGGAATTAGAACAGGAATAGCCGCTACTGGTATAGGTGTTTTATTACTTGCTTTAGGTGGTATTGTAGCGTATTGGGATGACATAAAAACAGCAGTTAATGGCGTAAGTAGTGAACAGGAAAAACTTAATGAGTTAGCGGCTCAAAATGTAGTATCTGAACAATCGAAATTAGATGCAATAGGTGGGCAAGAAAATATTTTAAAGTTACAAGGTAAGTCAGAAAAAGATATTTTAAAATTAAAAATAGCACAGACTGACCAAGTAATAAAAGCTACTGAAAATCAAATAAAACAAAATGATATTACAGCACAAGCTCAAATAGCAGCAGCACAACGTAATAAAGATATTTTAGTAGGTATTATTAATTTTATTCAAACGCCTTTACGTTTATTATTGCAAGGTGTTGATGCAGTAGGTGAAGCATTAGGACAAGAATTTGGACTTGCAAAAGGTTTTGAAAAATTAGTTGACAAAGGTGTTAGTTTAATATTTGACCCTGAAGCAGAGAAAAAGAAAGCTGAAGAAACACGAAAAGAAAGTTTAAAAGGATTAGAGAAATTAAAAAATGATAAAGCAGGTCTACAACTATCTATTAAAAATATTGATGACCAAGCGGCTAAAGATGCAGCATCTAAACAAAAGGATAAAAACGACAAAGCACTTGAGGCAGCAAAAGCACAAAAAGAAGCTTTAAAAAATATTGAAGAAAATGCTTTAAAAGATATTGAAAATTTAAAAGCTAAAACAGAAGTTGAAAAAGTAGCACTTCAAAAGCAAAGGGATTTAGCTGAATTAGATGCTTTAAAATTAACTGAAGAAGAAAAAGCAAAAGCACGTTTAGCAATATTAGAAAAATATAAAATTTTAGAAGGAGAAGCTAAAGTAAAAGATAAAGAAACCAAAGATAAAGAAGAGAAAGCAAAAGCTGCAGCAGAAATAGAAATAGACAGATTAAAGTTTGAGCAAAAAATAGCGCAAGCAAATGAAGCTTCTGCTGTTTTGAGTGGCTTAGGTGCTTTACTAGGTAAACAAACAGCAGCAGGAAAAGCATTAGGAATAGCGAGTGCTTTAATTAATACTTATGTAGGGGTTTCTGAAGCATTAAAACAACCATCTACTTTGCCCTCTCCTTTTGATTATGCAGCTAAAGCTGTAAGCGTAGCGGGTATTTTAGCAACAGGTTTTAAAACGGTAAAAGCTATTACATCTGTTAAAGTTCCCGGGGGAAGTGGTGGCGGTGGTAATGCTCCTTCTATTTCTGCTTCAGGTGGTGGACAAGCATCTGCACCAGCGCCAAGTTTCAATGTTGTAGGTAATACAGGGGTAAATCAAATTGCACAAACATTAGGTAATCAACAACCTATACAAGCGTTTGTTGTAGGAAGTCAAGTTACTACACAACAGGCATTAGATAGAAATTTAGTTAATAACGCTACTTTATAACAAAAAAGCCACCTCAAAAGGGTGGCTTTAATGATAATAATAACTCTAAATTTAAAAGCATGGTAACAAAGGCAATGCAAATATATAAAAAAAATAACAAAAATCAAAAAATAATGTTTTAAAATAAAAGACTTATGAATTTAATCGAATTAATAATTGACGAAAAAGACGAATTGAGCGGTGTTGATGCTATTTCAGTTGTAGCTACTCCTGCTATTGAATCCAATTTTGTTGCGTTAAAATCAGAAGAAATAAAACTTGCTGAGGTTTCAAACGAAAAACGCATTTTAATGGGTGCGGTTTTAATTCCTGAAAAACCTATTTACAGACGCAATGGAGAGGATGAATATTATATCTACTTTTCAAAAGATACTGTAAACAAAGCATCACAATTATTTTTTAAAAATGGTAATCAGAATAATTGGACTTTAGAACATAATAAGTCAATCAAAGGTTTAACTGTTGTTGAAAGTTGGATTGTAGAAGATACGCAAAAAGACAAGTCAGCAATTTATAATTTATCAGTTCCTGTTGGTACATGGATGGCTTCGGTAAAAGTTGAAGATGATACTATTTGGAATGAGTACGTAAAAACAGGAAAAGTAAAAGGGTTTAGTTTAGAGGGCTATTTTGCTGACAAGTTAGAAACGAAAAAAGAATTGTCTAAACAACCAAATGTAATTGAACAAATTAAAAACTTAATAACAGAATATGAAAACAAAAAGTAAAACAAGTCCAAAAGGTGGTAAACGTGGTTGCTTATGCGATGACGGAACTTATAGCAAAGAATGTTGTAACGGAGATTTACAAAATCAAGGTATTGGCAAAACAAGCGGTACAAATGAAAATGTATCGATTACAGAGAATAACGGAGTAAGAACAATTGTAAGAATTAATCAATAATAATATGACACCACAAGAAAAATTAGTAAACGAAAGATTATTTAAAACAGATTTAAGTAATCAAAGAATTGAATTAGCAAGAATTTCAGTTGATGAAATAAGAAAATCTTATGACGCTGTACAAACTGCAAGAAATGAAAGCACAGCAGCTTTAAGAAAAGCTACTGAAGCTGCAAGCGCAATAGAATCTTCTGCTAAATCTTCATCATCAAAAGCAGATTTATTTCTTAAAAATTATGAAGTTTTTATGAATGATGTAAAAGCTTTAGGATTAGAAATTCCTGCAAATTTACAAGGTTTAAATAAAGTTGTAAATGAAGATGTTAAGTTAGCTACAAAGCTTTTTAAAAATGCGTCTTCTATAAAATCAATGAGCTAAAATACAACAACATTTAATAAAACGTGTTTTAATTTAAAATAGTTATAAATATGTCAAACGTAATTACAGAAATCAAGAAACTTTTAGGAATGGAAGTGAAACTTGAACAAATGACATTAGACAACGGTACAGTAATAGAAGCAGAAATGTTTGAAGCTGGTCAAGCGGTGTTTATTGTCAATGGCGAAGATAGAGTTGCATTGCCAGTAGGCGAGTATATTCTTGAAGATGGTCGTATTTTAGTAGTAGCGACAGAAGGCGAAATTGCAGAAATTAAAGACGCACAACCAACGGAAGAAGAATCTCCTGAAGTTGAGGTTGAAGTTGAACAAGCTGCTGAACCTGCACCAACTGCTAAAAAGGTAATCGAATCAGTAGTAAAAGAATCACATTTCTCATCTGAGGAAGTAGACGCTTTAAAATCTGAAATCGAAGCATTAAAAACAGAATTAGCATCTATGAAAGAAGTTAAAGAAGAAGTTGTTGAATTATCAGCACAACCTTTAACACATAATCCTGATGCGCAAGTAAAACAAGATAGAGTTTTATTCTCACAAAATAGAGAAATGACTACTATCGACAGAGTAATGAGTAAAATAGCAAACTAATAAATAAAAAAAATGGCTACAACAACAAGTATTACAACTACTTATGCTGGTGAATTTGCAAAAAAATATATTTCAGCAGCTTTATTATCTTCTAACACTATCGAAAATGGTGGTATTGAAGTAAGACCAAACGTGAAATTTAAAGAAGTAATCCAAAGAATTGCGACTGATGGAATTGTTAAAAACGCAACATGTGATTTTGATCCAACTTCAACAGTTACTTTAACTGAAAGAATTATTCAACCTGAGGAATTTCAAGTTAATTTACAACTTTGTAAAAAAGATTTTCATTCAACTTGGCAATCAATCGAAATGGGAATGTCAGCTTTTGAGACTTTACCAAAATCATTCGCTGATTATTTAATTGCTCACGTAGCTGCTAAAGTAGCAGAAAATAACGAAGTTTCTATTTGGAGAGGTGTTAACGCTACTGCTGGTCAATTCGATGGACTTGTAACTTTAGCAACTGCTGACGCTAACGTAATTGATGTAGTAGGTACAACTATTACTGCTTCAAATGTTATTGCTGAATTAGGAAAAGTGGTTGATGCTATTCCTGCTGCATTATACGGGAAAGAAGATTTGTATATCTACATTTCTCAAAACGTTGCTCGTGCTTATGTTCGTGCTTTAGGTGGATTTGGGGCTTCAGGCTTAGGTGCTAACGGTACTAACGCAATGGGTACTCAATGGTTTAACAATGGATCATTAACTTTTGACGGAGTTAAATTATTTGTTGCTAACGGATTAGCTAACAACTATATGATGGCTGCTCAAAAATCTAACTTATATTTCGGTACAGGTTTATTAGCTGACCAAAATGAAGTAAAAGTTATCGATATGGCTGACATCGACGGAAGTCAAAACGTAAGAGTTGTTATGAGATTTACTGCTGCTGTTCAATATGGTATCGGTTCTGAAATCGTACTTTACACTCCAGCTTAATTAAATTAGTACTAACTAAAAAGGTGGTGCAATAAACACCGCCTTTTTTTATAAAAAAAATATACAATATGGCTTGTGATTTAACATCGGGAAGATTAGAAGTTTGTAAAGATAGCGTTGGCGGTTTAAAAGCTGTTTATTTCGTTAATTTTGGCGATATGACAGGCGTAACCTATGACGTTACTAATACAGACGTAATCGACACAGTAGCTGGTACACCATCAGCTTATAAATATGAGTTAAAAGGTGCTTCTACCTTTACTCAAAACATTAATAGTTCACGTGAAAACGGAACGACTTTTTTTGAACAAGTTTTAGAACTTACTTTTAAGAAACTAACTGTTAAAGACCATAAAGAATTGAAACTTATGGCTTATGGTAGACCAAATGTTATTGTAGAAGATAACAACGGAAACTTCTTTTTAGCAGGTTTACAACATGGAATGGATGTAACAGGTGGTACAATTGTTACAGGTGGTGCTATGGGAGATTTAAGCGGTTATACTTTGACTTTAACAGGTCAAGAAAAAGTACCTGCTAACTTCATTGGAGATACTTTAGCGGGTGCTGGGTTTACTGTTGTTTCAGGAACTTAATACTTTTACAATCATGTTTTTAAAGCGTATCTTAATCGGTACGCTTTTTTTTGTAATATTAAAAAAAACAAAAACAAAATCTTAATTTTCTTGTTTTAATATAAAAGGGTGTATGATTATTTTAAGAGAACAAGAAGAACCACAAACATTAAACGCTATTATCTATGGTAGCGAGGCGGATTCTATTGTTATACGAGATGAGGAAACAAATATAGAAACTGAAATAGAGTGCATTTTTTCTATTGATAAATACTTTGTTTCTACTTCGGTAGTGTTACCAATTAAAGAAAATAAATATTACACTCTTACTATTAAAGACGGTACAAATGTAGTTTATAGAGATAAGATATTTTGCACTAACCAAACAAAAGAAACGTATAGCATAAATAAAGACCAATACGTAGAGCATACAACAACTAACGAATATAAAATATATGAATAGTTACATTTTGAATTTAAGTACCTATACAAGCCCTACAATTAGCGAAAGTAAAAAGGGAGATTTTGTTGAATATGGTGCTGATAATAATTACTTTCAATTTCTTATCGACAGATACTTATATAGTACCACTAATAATGCTATTATTAGTGGGTGTGCGAATATGATTTACGGAAAAGGGATTAGTGCATTAGATGGGAATAAAAAACCTGATGAATACGCTAAAATGATTTCTTTGATTAAGCCTAAAGCTTTAAAAAAATTAGCTTTAGAACGTAAATTATTGGGAATGGGTGCTTTACAAATTGGGTATGATAAGGGGAAAGTTTCTTTTATTGATCATTTTCCTATGCATACTTTACGTGCTGAAAAATGCAATGATAAAGGCGAAATTGAAGCGTGGTATTACCACCCTGACTGGGCGAATAAAAAACCAAGTGATGAGTTAAAAAGAATACCTGCTTTTGGTTTCGGTAATAAAAAAGACGTTGAAATTTTTATTGTAAAACCTTATTTAAGTGGTTACCATTATTATACCCCTATTGATTATAGCGGTGCGTTACCTTATGCAAAATTAGAGGAAGAAATTTCAGACTATTTAATTAATGACGTACAAAACGGATTTAGTGGTACAAAGATAATCAACTTTAATAACGGAATACCACCTGAAGAAAAAAGAGAAGAAATTGCAAATGATGTAAAACGCAAAGTTACAGGAGCTAAAGGGCAAAAAACTATTGTTTCTTTTTCTAACAACAAAGAACAATCAACAGAAGTTATAGATATTCCGTTAAACGATGCACCACAACACTATGAATATTTAGCAAAAGAATGTTTTGAAAAATTAATTGTAGGGCATAGAGTTACAAGTCCAATGCTTTTAGGTGTTCGTGATACAGGTGGCGGTTTAGGAAACAATGCAGACGAAATCAAAACAGCTACTTTATTATATGATAATTTGGTAATTAAACCTTATCAATTAGAAATCATTGAAGCGTTAGATGAGATTTTAGCTGTTAACGGAATTAAATTAAAGTTATTCTTCAAAACGATTCAACCTTTAGAGTTTACAGATTTAGAAAATGCACAAAGTCAAGACCAAATTAAAGAAGAAACCGGATTAAGTTTGTCAGCACACACAGACCCAAATATAGCTAATTTATTAATTGATAAAGGCGAGGTTTTAGGTGCTGAATGGATTTTAATTGATGAAAACGAAGTTGATTTAGATTTAGAATCGGAACTTGACTCAGAAATTGAAGCTTTAAACAATAAGAAAAAACCAAGTTTATTACAAAAATTAGCGTCAACAATTACAGGAAGACCAAACGCAAAGAGTGAGCAGGATAAAAACATTGACGGTATTCGCTTTATAACTCGATATAAGTATTCAGGTGCTAAAACAGGAGAACGTGAATTTTGTAAAAAAATGTTAAGTGCTGACAAATTATATCGTAAAGAAGATATTGAAAACACAAAATCAAACGATGTTAATTTTGGTCAAGGGCATAATGGAGAAAATTATAATTTATTCTTATATAAAGGTGGTGTAAATTGTAAGCATAAATGGTTAAGACAAACTTATGTTTCTTTTGACAATGTAAAAATTGATGTTAACAATCCAAACGCTACTAAAATCAGTACTAATAAAGCTGAACAATACGGATATAGAGTAAGAAATCCAAAAGAGGTTGCAATGACTCCTTTTGATATGCCAAACAACGGACACCATCCAAATTATAATAAATAACACTATGGCTTACGCATTATTAATAAGTACAGAAGATATAAAAAAGTTTACTATTGTAAATGGTAACCTTGACGCTGATGATTTTATTGAATATATTAAAATTAGTCAAGACATTACAATTCAAAACTATTTAGGTACAAAATTATACGAAAAGTTACAAACGTTAATTTTAAACGACACTATTAACGATGTTGCAAACGCTAAATATAAGACGTTATTAACTACATACATTAAACCTATGCTTATTCATTGGGCAATGGTGTATTATTTACCTTTTGCAGCTTATACGTTAAGCAATAAAGGGTTGTTTAAACATACGTCTGAAAACGCTTCAAACGTAGAAAAAACAGAAGTAGATTTTTTAGTAGAAAAAGAAAGAGATATTGCGGAAAGTTATACTCAAAGATTTATTGATTTTATGTGTTTTAATAATTCTGATTACCCTGAGTATAATAGTAATAGCAGTGACGATGTAAATCCTGATACAAAAAATTATTATGGTGGCTGGCAGATATAATAAACCAAAAGTAGAGAATTTAAAAAAGCTAACATTATATTTAGCTAAAGTTGAACAATTAAAAAAAATAGAAAATGAGCGATTGGGGACAAGGTTCAAAAAATAATAATATAGGTTGGGGACAAGGTGCTGTCAATAATTCTATTAATTGGGGTTTGTCACATTCTGAAAGTTGGGCAGGCG